CCCACCGGGAAGAAAGAAAAAAGTCGATTTTCTTCCCGGTCTTCTTCCTGCTTTCTTCCCGCCCGGTGAATAGTGTGTGTCTCGCCCGCTGCAAACGCAGCCTGACGAGACGCAGAACATGCAAGACCGCAACCCCACGCAGGGCGCTCCCGACGATGCCCGCGCCTTCGATGAGAACCAGCTCGCCCGACGCTGGGACATCTCCCACCGCACACTGCAGCAGTGGCGCCGGATGGGGATCGGCCCCGTCTACCTGAAACTCGGCAACCGCGTCAGCTACCGCCGCGAGGATGTCGAGGCCTACGAACGCCAGGCGCTGCGCCGCGGCACCGGCGAACGCGCGTTCGCGTGAGGACGACGACGATGACCGACCTCACCCTCGTACCGGCGGAACTCGCCGAACTGTCCGTCGCCCAACTGGCGGCGCTCTCCCCCCAACAGAAGATCCTGCTCGCCCGGCAACTCGAACAGGCCGGTGAGTGGCTCAAGCAGGTCAAGGCGCGCTTCGACGCGGCGCTGGAGCAGACCTACGGCGATCGCATCCGCAGCGCGCGCAGCGATGGCGGCAAGGACTTCGGCGTCGTTCATATCGCCGACGGCGAGATCCGCCTGAGCGTGGATGTGTCCAAGCGCGTGACCTGGGACCAGACGCAACTGGCGACGATCGCCAAGCGCATCGACGCCGCGGGCGAGTCCGTCGAGGAATTCATCGACGTGAGCTACAGCATCTCCGAATCGCGCTTCCAGAACTGGCCATCGACGTTGCGCTCGCAGTTCGAGGCCGCGCGCACAGTGAAGCCCGGCAAGCCGACGTATCGGCTGACCCCGAGTGAGGAGGCCTGACATGACGCTCCCCATCATCGGCGCCGACCAGCGCATGTCCGAACGCCGCGGCGTGAAGGGCGTGCTGATCGGCAAATCCGGCATCGGCAAGACCTCGCAGTTGTGGACGCTCGACGCGGGCTCGACCCTGTTCCTCGATCTGGAGGCGGGCGATCTCGCGGTCGAGGATTGGGCCGGCGACAGCCTGCGCCCGCGGACCTGGAGCGAGTGCCGCGACCTGGCGGTGTTCATCGGTGGCCCGAACCCGGCGCTGCGCGACGACCAGGCCTACAGCCAGGCGCATTACGACGCTGCCTGCGCGCGCTACGGCGATCCGGCGCAGCTCGACAAGTACCACACGCTGTTCGTCGACTCGATCACCGTCGCCGGCCGGTTGTGCCTGCAGTGGAGCAAGGGACAGCCGCAGGCGTACTCCGACAAGACCGGCAAGCCGGACATGCGCGGCGCCTACGGCCTCATGGGGCAGGAGATGATCGCTTGGCTCAACCACCTGCAGCACACCCGCGGCAAGAGTGTGTGGTTCGTCGGCATCCTCGAAGAGAAGATCGACGACTTCGGCCGCCGCATCCTGCAGTTGCAGATCGACGGCAGCAAGACCGGGCTGGAACTGCCGGGCATCGTCGATGAAGTCGTCACGATGACCGAGATCGCCGCCGCCGACGGCACGGCGTACCGCGCCTTCGTCTGCCACACCCTCAATCCATGGGGATATCCGGCCAAGGATCGCTCGGGCCGACTCGAACAGATCGAGGAGCCGCATCTCGGTCGTCTCATGCAGAAGATCGCCGGCGCCGTGCGTCCCGCCATTGAGCGGCTCGATTACACGCGCCCTGCGCCGTCCAACAATTCCACTCCGGCTCCGGCCGCACAGGACGCACCATGACCATCTGGCACGATTTCAACGACGCCGAACAGCAGCAGACCTTCGACCTCATCCCCAAGGGCACCGTCGCCTGGGTGCGGATGACGATCAAGCCCGGCGGCTACAACGACCCGAGCCAGGGCTGGACCGGCGGCTGGGCGACGCGCAGCGACGAGACCGGCGCGATCTACCTGGCCTGCGAGTTCGTGGTGCTGGAAGGCCCGTTCGCCAAGCGCAAGCTCTGGTCGAACATCGGTCTGCACAGCAGCAAGGGACCGACATGGGCGGGCATGGGCCGCAGCCTGCTGCGCGCCATCCTCAACTCCGCGCGCAACGTGCGGCCGGAGGACAACAGCCCGCAGGCCGCCGCCGTGCGTCGGATTCATGGATTCCACGAACTGGAGGGCATCGCCTTCGTCGCGAAGATCGATGTCGAACGCGACGGCCGGGACGAATTGCGGAACATCATCAAACAGGCGGTGGAGCCTGGCCAGCCCGACTACCCCTCGGGCGCACCGCCGGCCGCCGGTGCCGCCGCGCGCGTGCCGGCGCAGGCGACGCCCAGCGCACCGGCCGCGCCGACCGGCCGCCCGACGTGGGCGCAGTAAGGCGCGCACTTGCGGTGCTGGGCCTGCGGCCAACCGGCACGCGGGTTCGGTCACCTTGACCTGAGACACCCGCCCGCCGATCCACGGCGTTACCCGCACCGTTGGGCCTTCTGCTCAACGCGCTGCCAGGACGCCTTTCACCAACTCTACGACACCCACCGCCGGCACCAGCCGGCGGCGCTGGAGGAGCTTGTTCCCGTGACTCTGCCCTTGTCCCCCGATGCCCAGCGCGCCTGCCTGCTCGCGCTCGGCAACGCCGCCGATGCGGTCGGCTTCGCCGTGCCACTGGCGCAGTACTCGCAGACCCAGGCGCTGCACGTCATCGACGCGGTGATCCACGCCTACGAGCGCCAGCAGCACCAGCACTCGCGCGCGCTGCGCGGACTGCCGCCGCTGGACGATTTCGAAGACAGCGAAATTCCGTTCTGAGGCCGACCGATGCTGGATTTCAACTCATCGTCGACCGAGTCCGGACGGCTCGAAGCCCTGATCGACATCGGCCTGCAACAGGCGCGTGCCGCCGAACCCAAACGCACCTACCTCGGCGCATCGCGGCTCGGCGTGGCCTGCTCGCGTGCGCTGCAGTACGAGTACGCCGACGCGCCGGTCGATTCCGGTCGCGACACCGATGGCCGCATGCTGCGCATCTTCGAGCGTGGCCACGTGCTCGAGGAGAGCATGGTCGCGTGGCTGCGCGGTGCCGGCTTCGATCTGCGCACGCGACAGGACGACGGCACGCAGTTCGGCTTCTCCGCGCTCGACGGTCGATTGCGCGGTCACGTCGACGGCGTCTTCGTCGCCGGTCCCGAAGGCTACGTCTACCCGGCGCTCTGGGAGTGTAAATTCCTCGGCGCCAAGGCCTGGCGCGACCTGGAGAAGCACAGGCTCGCCGTCGCCAAGCCGGTGTATGCCGCGCAGGTCGCGATATACCAGGCGTATCTCGATCTGCACGCCCACCCGGCGCTGTTCACCGCGATCAATGCCGACACGATGGAGGTCTACGCCGAGCGCGTGCCCTTCGACGGCCAGCTCGCGCAGCGCATGTCCGACCGCGCGGTGCAGATCGTGCTCGCCACCGATGCCGGCGAGCTGCTGCCGCGCAGATTCTCCGATCCCACCCATTTCGAGTGCCGCTTCTGCGCCTGGCAGGACCGCTGCTGGAGATCCGCATGACCCCCGATGTCCTTCCCGATTTCAACGAGCCGATGGTCGCTGCGCGTACCGCGCATCAGGCGTTGTGCATTCCGATGCAGTGGCTCAACAACAAAGTCCAGCGCCGCGCGCGGGGCGTACCGCACTACCGCATCGGTCACCTGGTCCGGTTCCGTCTGGGCGAACTGGAGCAGTGGCGCGATCGCCACGCGACCGTGATCGTGACGGCGAGGGAGCACGCCGATGGCGAATGACTGGCTCGACTTCAATGACGCCGAGCCGGCCACGCCTGTACACCCGCAGGACGACTCGCGCGAGGCGATCCGCGTCGAGCTGATCGCGCGCCTGGAGGCAGTGCTGACGATGCTGTTCCCGGCCGGCAAGGTACGCCGCGGCAAGTTCATCATCGGCGATGCGTTAGGCAGCCCCGGCGACAGTCTCGAAGTGGTGCTGACGGGTGAGAAGGCCGGATTGTGGACCGACCGCGCCGACGGCAACGGTGGCGACATCTTCGACCTGATCGCGGCGCATTTCCGGATCGACGTACACGCCGAGTTTCCGCGCGTGCTGGAAGAAGCGGCTCGCCTGTTGGGGCGCATCCGCGACGCCGATCGCGAAGCCGAAAAAGACCCCGCCGATGGACGACCTCGGCCCGGCGACCGCGAAGTGGGATTACCTCGACGCCGACGGCGAGTTGATCGCGGTGGTGTACCGCTACGATCCGCCGGGCGGCAAGAAGGAATTCCGGCCGTGGGATGCGAAGCGCCGCAAGATGGCGCCACCGGAGCCGCGTCCGCTGTATCACCAGCCGGGCATCGCGACCGCGGACACGGTGGTCCTGGTGGAAGGCGAGAAGTGCGCGCAGGCGCTGATCGACGCCGGTATCGTCGCGACCACGGCGATGCACGGCGCGAACGCGCCGGTCGACAAGACCGACTGGTCGCCGCTGGCCGGCAAGGCGCTGCTGCTGTGGCCTGACAAGGACGTGCCGGGCTGGGAGTACGCGACGGCCGCGGCGCAGGCCGCGCTCGCCGTTGGCGCAACGTCCTGTGACATTCTGCTGCCGCCTGACGAGAAACCGGAAGGTTGGGATGCGGCCGACGCGCTGGCCGACGGCTTCGACGTCGCCGGCTTCATCGCCAGCGGCCCGCGCATGTGCATCAAGCCCGCGACCGCGACGCCGACGCAGGAGGCCTCGGTCTGGGCGACCGACGACGCGCTCGCGCTGTCCTTCACCACCCGCTACGCCGAGGACTGGCGCTACTGCGCGGCCTGGGACAAGTGGCTGTTGTGGGAGGGGCGCCGCTGGCAAGCCGACGACACGCTCCTGGTCCAGCACCTGTCCGGGCGGTGTGCCGCGAGGCGGCGCTGAAGGCCGACTCGCACCGGCTTGCCGCGAAGCTCGCCGCCAGCGGCACCGTCGGCGGGGTGGAGCGGCTGGCGCGCACCGACCGTCGGCATGCGGCGACGGCGGAGGTCTGGGACGCGAATCAGTACGCGCTGAACACGCCCAGCGGGATCGTCGATCTGCGCAGTGGCCGGCTCCGGCCGCACGACCGAGGCGAGCACCACACCCGGCTGGCGACGGCCACGCCGAAGGGCGACTGTCCCCGCTGGCGGGCGTTCCTCGGCGATGTGACCGGCGGCGATGCGGATCTGCAGGCGTACCTGCAACGCATGGCCGGCTACTGCCTCACCGGCGCGACCAGCGCGCATGCGCTGTTCTTCCTGTACGGCACCGGTGCGAACGGCAAGTCGGTGTTCGTGAACGTGCTGGCGACGCTGCTGGGCGACTACGCGACCAACGCGCCGATGGACACGTTCATGGAGGCGCGCGGCGACCGCCATCCGACCGACCTGGCGGGGCTGCGCGGTGCGCGCTTCGTGGCCTCTGTCGAAACCGAGCAAGGTCGGCGCTGGAACGAATCGAAGGTCAAGGCCATCACCGGCGGCGACAAGGTCTCGGCGCGGTTCATGCGTCAGGACTTCTTCGAGTACACGCCGCAGTTCAAGTTGGTGATCGCCGGCAACCACAAGCCCGCCATCCGCAACGTCGACGAGGCGATGAAGCGGCGCATGCACCTGATCCCGTTCACGGTGACGATCCCGCCCGCGCGTCGGGATCCGGCACTCACCGAAAAGTTGCTGGCCGAGCGCGACGGCATCCTCGCTTGGGCGCTGACCGGGTGCCTGCAATGGCAGCGCACGGGGCTGCAACCGCCCGCCAGCGTGGTCTCGGCGACCGAGGAGTATTTCGAGGCCGAAGACGCGCTCGGGCGGTGGATCGACGAGCGCTGCGTGCGCGAGGTCAACGCCAAGGCACTGACCGGCGAATTGTTCAACGACTGGAAGGCGTGGGCCGAAGCGGCGGGCGAATTCGTCGGCTCGCAGCGCCGCTTCTCGGACCTGCTCGTGGCACGCGGCATCGAAAAGTGGCGTAACCCGCTTGGCGTGCGGGGCTTCCAGGGGATCGGCGCGAAGGTCGTGCCCAGGTCTGGATACACGCCTTATGCCGATCCCGATTAACCCGCCCGACGCAGCCGACGCAGTTCATGATTTACGCCCACGCGTGCGCGCACACGCACGTATAGGGAGGAACCACGAACAGCGTCGGCTGTGTCAGGCATCCCTCAATGGAAACCTGACGATGACCCAGACACTTCTCGCCCTGGACCTGGGCACCACCACCGGCTGGGCACTGCGCACCCCCGATCGCCGTATCGTGAGCGGCACCCACTCCTTCAAGCCGCAACGCTTCGAGGGCGGCGGCATGCGCTTCCT